CTCCCGACTGTTCCGTGAAGAACTGGAAGTGCCACGTGGAGTGTGCACCTTCGTAGTAGGATCCGAAAGCATGGTTGCCCAGGTTGGGCAGTTCAACCTTCTGTGGTGGCTGTTCCCACGTGATGTTACCCCTCATCTGTAGCAGTTGCAACATGGTGCTGAAGTTTGAATTCTGGTCACGTGCTATTGCGAGCGTGTGTTTGTCGTGTACCTTGATCCCTGACTCTGTGGTGAATGGGAATTGCTTTTTAAGATTGCCGTTATCAGTTATGTCTACCAGTGTGTGTATCCTGTACTCATGCATCAGTCCTGCCCTTTGACTTGATCCCAGTACTGTAAATCTGGTTCCAGGTAGTCATCCAGTTTCTTCTGCCAATCAGGATTTTCCTTCAACCATTTCTGTAGTTCTTCCTGTCCAACCCGTTCCATTTTCTGTATGTCCTTCCTCGAGTGTCTGATGTGCCTTTCGTGTGGTATGTTGCCAAAACACAGCAATCTGTGTTTCTTGGCGAATGCTATGATCCTGTCATTCAAACCATCGTCCACCTTGATCAAGTGTTGCGGTTTGATCTGTTCCATCACGTCGTGTATCCGGAAAGTGGCCCTGTGGAAGTGTGGCCACTGCTCCATGATCTTCTCGTTCTTCCACCATGGATACCATGGCAACAGGTACATGAAGTCACGTATGCCCGACCACCATCTCTGGTAGGGTTCCCTGACCATTGTGAATATCTCTGATTGGTCCTTGGCCTCCTCGAAAGGTGGTTCCTGTAACACCAATCTCCTGGCCTCATAATCTCTTTTAAGCCAACGTTTGATGTTACGGCCTGCCGATATGTCATGGTCGAGGTATCTCATCCTCTTGAGTTCTCCCCATCCTTCGGGCAGTTTGTCAGGCAACGCATATACTCGTGGGGTCTTGTCCCTGAGTTTGGAGTCACCGCTCAATATGATGTTGATCGCAAAGTCTAGTTGTGTTGGCATGTGATTATTTAATCGTAAAAAAAAGGGCGGACCAAAAATATCGATCCGCCCTTTGGTAAACTAGTCATCGGACTAGAAATGATTATTACATTTCTAAGTCGTTAACAACTGCTGTTGTACCACTGTCATTCAAGTCGATTGAATCAACTGTACCTAATGCTTTGATAGCCGCAAGTAAAGTTGAAGCAGATCCACCCTCAGATTGCTCTGTGAATGTGAATGATCCACCTGCTGATGCCGGAGCACCAACGAACATGTCAGTACCTTCAACGATGTATGTTTTTGAAGCGTTAGTGTCGAATAATGGACCAGCACCTACGATGTTACCGTAAGCCATGATCGTTTGTTCGATTGCTTGTAGCGTACCTGCTTTACCTGTGTGGTTCGCTAATTCTTCGCCAGCGTCAACTGTTAAGAACTCAAGTTCTTTACCTAATTGTGATCCATTTGCCGCTACGAATGTAGTGTTGTTTTCTGAAATTGGCATTTTGTTATCCTCCTTTTTTTCTGATTACTAAATGCTGTGACACCGCTCAGGTATCACGTTGCAAGTATTTAGTGGTAAAGTTGGTAAATTATGCTGTAATATTAAGATTTTGTCCACACTTCGTCACTTTTGACACGTGATTTGTATGTGTATCCAAGATCTGTCAGAATTGCTCCGGCCTTCTGCACAATCAACGGTCTCTTACGCCTCTTCATCTCGATGTTGATCACAGGATTGTTTCTCTTCAGGGTCTCCTGTGCACCTTCCAGCAACGGTATCTCGAACCCATCCACATCTATCTTTATGTAGTCAACATCACAGAGATCGAAACTGTCAAGGGATCGGCATTCTATGTCGCCTTCCCTGGGTTCGGTATCTCCCAACACGTCATTTAGGTGCGTGGCGTTGACACCCTGGATGGCGTTGTGCGAGTGACTGCTCAGTCCATATGGATGTAGTGTGACATTGTTTTCCTTGATGTTCCTGTTGAAGCATTCTCTGAAGTTGGGGTTTGGTTCGAAGCATATCACATGGTCAAACTTCCGAGACAGGGATCTCGTCCACTCACCCACGTGGGCGCCTATGTCTACAGCGTTCCTCCATTGGCTCACGTACCTGAGACCGTTATCCCTTTGCTGTTTCTGTGTGTCCGCTTGTTCAGTTAAAGTTGGTTCGGCTTGCCACCTGTTGTATACCCAGAAACTATTTTCGTTTGGCATTACATTCCTTACAAGCACAGTCTGGACAGTCCCTGCACTCGGTACAGGATTTTCTACAGTGCTGTTCGCACCCACACTTCTCACAGATGTACTTGATCATTTTCAAAATGCCCTCTCTAGGCATCTGTCACAGTCACAGTGATCACACTTCTCACAGTTAGAGCAGGGCTCATCGCAGTGTGGATCGCAGTTGCACCTATGGCAGATTTTTCTTGGTTCTTCCATTACAGTTCCTTGAATTTCTTCAGTATGTCAGTGTTAGGCAGTTTGGACTGTAGTTGCTGTTGCAGTCTGTGTAGAGTCTGCATCTTCATCTTTGAATCCAACTTTGTGTAGTTGGCCACTGCTCGTCTTATATTCTTGAGGTTGGCGTCCTGTATGTTCAGTGACCTCTCCAGGTGCGTGAGATTCCGGTAGTGATCTTCCCATGTCCTCAGGTATCTCCTCAATGCCATTACTGGCACTGGTTGCCTTTGCCTCATGGCCTGTGCTTGATCCTTGTTCTTGAGCTTCTTGGTAATCTCTGGATCACCTGACACTATGGCCAGCATGTTTGAGAGATCGTTATTGATCATCCTCACTTGATCGAATGTGCCTTTGGCCATTGTGTGATCAGCATACGCTTTGGCAAATGCTTGTGTGTCTTTGTGTTGGCTCATCAAGGCCAGTGCTAGGAAACTTAGGTATATCCTCTCAGTGACCTCTGGGAAAGTGAATCTCTGCAAGTCACTATGTCGTCTTATGACCTTGCCCTCAGATACATACTTTAAAAATGGTGTTAACATACGGGTATTTATAGGGCTTATGCAACGAAACTTTATTCTCACAGACATAATGAAGACTGGACAGCACCAGGATCTAGAAGATTTTATTAATATGCACAGTCTGAAAAATCAAACCTTTGACATGACTGGCGAGTACTATACCTTGCAGTGGTATGACCTGGACAGTTATGATAGGAAGTTTGCTGTGCTTGATGTCAGATGGCAGAACGCCCGACTGGTTAACAATCCTGATTTTCATGTTGAGTTGTATAGAAGATTAGAGTTATTAAAAAGCCAAGGCTTTGTTTTTATAAAGGCCACACCATGGGAGAGTGAATACAACATCAAAACAAATCCGGAATATCCTAACATACAAGACTTTGAGACTACAAAATGGTCCGGGGGTGTCAGTTGGTTCTGGTTCTACATGTATCAGAAACACAAAGACAAAAAATACGAGTTTGATCATTCCAACAAACATTACGATTTCCTTTACCTTAACAAACTCATGCGTGGACACAGACAGAGATTGTTTGATAAGGTTGAACCATTGTTGACCAATAGCCTTTACTCTAACTGGGAAAAAGGAATTAAATTGCCACAAGAGTATGAACTTCCTTGGGCACAGGATTATCCAGAAACAGGTCTGGACCAGGACATCTATGAAAAGCCTTACAATCACACCAAGTTCAGTTTGTTGTCAGAGACCAACGACGTCAACGACGAAGTTTTTATGACAGAAAAGATATGGAAGGCAATCATCGCCAAACACGTGTTCGTGGTGCATGGCAACTTACTATACCTACAGAAACTGCGTGAGATGGGGTTCAAAACATTTGGTAACTATTTTGATGAATCATATGACCTAGAGATCCATCATAAGATCCGAATGGAAAAGATACACAAAACCTGCCAAGGACTACTCAAAATCAATTGGCAGGACATCTATCTACAGACCAAGGCACTACGCCAGCACAACTATGATACAATGTTTAACAAGGAAAAGTTAAGTTTAGAAATCAACAAGACGTTGAATCTATTTCTTGAATTTGCTGATAGCCGTCAAATTCCTTCTTGAGAATCCTAATCTATCTACAAGTTTGACAGCATTACCTGACTTGTCAACGGCAACGAAACCCTCTGGTTCTGTGACCTCTAGTCCGCCATCTGTCTGTTGGAATGATCCTATGGCCTGTGCTTGGTTCATCTTCTTCAATACAAATGCTTTCATTGTTTGCACTGCTCTGTAGAAAGTAAGCATAGCCTGTAATGGTTTCTTGGCCCTGTTAAGAAACACCGGCATCTGTTTCATCTTGTCCTGTCTTAATTGCAAGGCCTTCTGTGCCTTAAGTCCTGACATCTGCTGTTGCATCCTATCGTTGTAGAATTTCTTGAATCCTAGTAAGAATTTGTTTGCATCGTTTGGCAGTTGCCCTTCTCTGACCATGGCATTGATGTACATCTGGAACATGGGTATGAAGTCTTGGTTCTGTCCCAACACACTTGATAGGTTCCTTGGCACCCCATTCAACAGGGTCTCCAGTTTCTCGATGCCATTGAAGAACTGTTTTGTTTCTGCATCAGTGAACTTGGCACTGCCGGAGACGTCCTTGTATGTGGCATTGTCAAAGAACACGTCATTGCTTTTGGCGAATGAACTTACATCTGCTCCGCCTTGGGCGTTCATGTCTGCCAGGGAATCTCCCTCATATGTGGTGTGGAATATGATTCCCACCTTTGCTCTATCTATCTGTTTGCCCAAGTCACTTGCTTCGGGCACCGCATAGGTGATTGTGTTTGGAGTAAATGTTAGATTTGGTTTGCCATCCACATTCTTTCTTGTGATGTCTTCATCTGTAAACAACAAGTCTCCCTGTACAACACCCTGTATGTTCAGTTTCTTAAGATGCACAAGACACTTCAACAACTTTTGTCCTAGATCATCTGTTCCGTGATTGGTGGCTATGTCCTTCTTAGTGTAATTGATCTTCGCATTCTTGGCGAACACTGACTTGGTGC